GGTGGCCGATGCCGCGCCCCGCGCGCCGGTGGCCGATGCCGCGCCCTGCCAGCCGGTGGCCGATGCCGCGCCCTGCTCGCCGGTGGCCGTCGAACCATCTTCCTTCAGCGAGCGAGCGAACACATAATCGACTGCGCGCTTGATGAGCGAAGCCAGCGGAATTTCTACACCGATGCTGATGACCGAAGCGCTGAACTTAATCTTGTCGTCGGTGTGGAGGTCGCCGCCCTGGGTCACATCGCAGTAACGCGAACCGGCTGGCGGATAATATCCGAACACTTCAAACGGATGCGCCTCGGTAGTGCAGGCGTGGAAACCGCTGCTGCACGCCTTGACCTTACCTTCGTGCGTGAAGGTTTTGCCGATCTCGAACTGGTAGCCGCGACATGCGAGGTTGCTGTCGAACCCCTTAATTGCGGCGATGGTCTTTTTAGGGGCTGGCTTGGGCTTTCGTGCCATCGTGCGTCTCCTCGGCTTCGTTGCCGTTGAGGAGACTATCTACAAAATCCTTGTAGCAGTCAACACGTTTTTTGTGCCGCCCTTACAAGAATTCCGAAAAGAGCGTGATGCGCCCTATTTTCCGCCCGTCTGCATCGGTGATAAACAGCTCGCGATCTGCGGCGGGCGATGGCTTGGCAGGGGGCGCGCTGGCAGCGATAGCCTGGTCGAGTTGGCCGCTTTCGATCAGCTCGCGCACGATGGCCCACCATGCCGGTAGCTTTGCGGGTCCACTATCGGCGTCGCTGTTCTCTATGGCAGAGAGCTGTTGCTGGTGGATGGTAACGGGGAAGCCCTGACGCTTTGCCAGCACGGTCGCAAAGGTCGCGATCTGGCGGTTTGACACATTGCCGCGCTTGCCGCGCTCAGACGCAAGCCAGCGCCCCGCGTCGATCACTTCCTGCTTTGCGTCGCCCTTGGCCATGATTCGGGCTTCTACAAAAACGCTGTGCGCTGCGCTGCTACAAAATCCTTGTTGCATGACCGACAAGATTATTGTAGCTAGAGGGCATGACGCACGAAACACTCAAGCGCGCCGTTGAGCTGGCAGGAACGCAAGCCGCTTTTGCCGAGCGCATCGGCGCTTCGCAGCAGATCGTCTCATACTGGCTACGGAAGGAAAGGCCGCTACCGGCTGAATATGTCCTCGCCACCGAACAGGCGTTCGGCATTTCGCGCCACGAGCTGCGCCCGGACATTTACCCGCCCTCCGATGCGCAGGTGGCAGCATGAAGCACGTCTATTTCCTGCGGCCAATCGGTGCGACCAGCCCTGTCAAGATTGGATGCTCCGCAACGCCAGTAAAGCGGTTGCGCAGCGTTGAGATTTGGTCCCCGGTCGAGCTGGAATTGGTTGCGTCGGCTCCCGGAAACAATTGCCACGAATGGACGCTGCACCAGATGTTTGCGACCGATCGTTTGCATGGGGAGTGGTTTGCCGAGAGCGAGCGCCTCAATGAGGTCATCAATCAAGTTGCTGCTACCGGGGCGCTTCCGCCTTTGCCGGTCCCCAATGGTCCGAAGGAATGGAGCGAGGCCCGCGCAAAGGCCAAAGCGACGCGTCCCCGACGCGCTCCCGCAGAGCACCTTGCAAAGTCGAAGCTGACCAGTCGGATTACGGCTGCTGAAAAGCACGCCTTCGGCTTCGGCGACAAGGAATATCGCCCCGCAGAGATTTGCGAGATTGTGGCGAGCTATCAAGGTTTCGGCTCGCCATTGCCGAGTGATGACGCACTCGCGCTATGTGAAGAATACATCGGCCGCCTGCTCAAGATGCCCAAGTCTGACCGCTCTTTTGCCGCATGGAAAAAGTGGTCGGATGCGCGCGCCGCTGGCCAGCCCCTGCCTGCGCTGGATGATGCAGCATGACCCAAGCAAAGCCCCTGTGCTGCGAGACTAACGCCCTTCTTCGCGAAGAGCTGCGCCAGCTTGATCCGGGGAACCGGGTTCTGGCGATGGTCGAACGGTATCTCGAAGGCAGTCAGTCCAAAGAGCCAGCACTTCAATGCGGGCCTGAATGTAAGCAGTCGCAGCTTGATGCGTCCGCGTCGGAGGCCGCTCGTGCCTAAGCATCGCATCGCAAATCTGAGCGACAATCGCGCTATCGACGCCAAGCTCGCGGGCTTTGCGCAAACCGATCGCGGCGGCATCGCACGACCACTGCGCGACAAGCTCAAGCTCTTTGAGCGTGCCGAGCGGCTGTTCGCTTTCTTCCACGTGTTCTCTCCGTCCGTCGTGACCAATGCAGACGGTAGGACGGGCGCGTTGCAGGAGTCCATCCTGTGACGCGCCCGGATGACGTTCTCCGCGACCTCGCTCGCGTCAAGGCGCTGTTCCAGCTCCGCGCTATTGCCGCGATCATTGACGCACCCAATCCCCCCGCGTCGGCTTCCGTCGATGCCACCTATGCCGGGAGCGGTCATCGCATCGCTCCCGGCGCTTTGGGGGAGGCCGCAGCATGATCGCCGCCGCTCTCACCATTTACGCCACCCTTGTCCTTCCGCTCGTGGCTCTCGCCATGTGCGCCTTCATTGCCGGTGCGCGCTCCGACGAGAAGCAGGGCCAGCACCAGGCAGCATCGGAAGGGGCGGGGTTCGACGGTTTCCATACCCAAATTGATACACGCAAAGGGCTGTAGGATCATGTCATCCGGTAATGAGATTGTGCGACAGCGCCAGTGCGTCATCCGGCGCGAGCTGGATCGTCGCGGCATCGCACTCAAGGCCGTGTCGTTTGACAGCGGCATCCCATATGCGACGCTGCTGTCCTACTTTCCGGAACAGGGCGGACGCGAACCGGCGGCTATCCCCGGTGGCGCAATCTACGCGCTTGCAGACGGCAACGCGATCCCGCTCGACCTGCTGTCGCTGCTGATGCCAACCGGGTTCTTGATCGTGCGCGCGCCTGAGGCTGTGGATCACGATGAAGCCAGCGCGGCTATGCGCGCCTACCTGGCCGAAAAGGACAAGGCACATCACCCTGAAAGCGAAAACGGTCGCGACATCGGCCCTGCTGAAGAGGAGGCGCTTCGTGCTCGCCTGACTTTGGTCGGGAGCAAGGCCGCATGATCTATTTCATCACCACGCCAAGCAAAGTGGCGGTCAAGATCGGCTTTGCCGAGAACTCTGTCAGCGACCGGGTTGCGACCCTGCAAACCGCCCATTGGGAAGAGCTTATCCTGATTGGCGTCATCTCTGGAACTGTGCGCCAAGAGAAAAAGATTCACGCCTTACTCGCCGGGTCTGGCTTCCGTGGGGAGTGGTTCAAATACACCACGCACGTATCGGCTATCGTCAAGGCTGTCTCATCTGGCATTGCGGATGCCGACTCCATCATCGCTTATCTGAGTGAGGTTAAGGCGATGGAGCGAGAAGCGCGGGACGTTGCTTTAATCGCTCGGCGCAAGAGAACTGCGCGTCGCAATCTGGCCACTGGTAGTCCGTCTATCCGCGAGTTTGCCGCTGAATTGCTGGTGACGCTGAAGCGCGCTGCAACCACCTCGACCACAGCCAGAGGCCGCGCGCTTTATGCACGGCTTCGCGCCCGCAAGGTCGAGGCTGTGTCGCGGAGGATCACCACATGATCGGCGGCGAGCCTTTCGATCCCCCCATGATCCAACGCTATCTCCGCCGCAAGTCGGATGCCGAGCTGGCGTCAACGCGCCCTGAGCATTTCCAGACATGGCCCACGCGCAACATCGTGCCGGGCAAGGTCATCGCATCGTTGATCGCCAATGAGCGAGCGGCGCGAGAGGGGAGGGGGCGGTAGCATGGGGCGGGGGGCATTCCAGCGCAACAAATACGGCGCTCGCAAGTCGCATTGCAGCCTGGGCCACGAGCACGACAGCAAGCGGGAAGCTTTGCGCTGCAACGAGCTTCGCGTCCTGGAGAGGGCGGGGGACATCACTGGTCTCCAGTATCAGCCGCAATTCTGGTTCTCGATCAACGGCACCCCGCTGAAGCACCAGAACGGTCGCCGCGTCGGCTATCAGGCTGACTTTTCCTACATTGAGAAGGGCCGCTCGGTCGTAGAGGACAGCAAGGGCTTTGCCGCCCGCGACTGGCCCCTACGCAAAGCCATCTTCCGCGCTCTTTTCCCTGACCATGAGCTGAGGGAAGTATGACCCCGCGCGTCAAACAATACGCAGCCGAAGAGGCTATGCGCGCCGGAGTGTTGGCGAGCGATGTCCTGGGCACGTCCAAGCGCCCCAAGCCAGTTAGGGCACGGATGGCCGTTATTCGTCGCCTGATTGATGACGGGTTCACGCAATCCCAGATCGGTCGATGGCTTGAGCGCCACCCCTCCACCATCAGCCACGCGGTGCGCGACGATGAGCAAAAGACGCTGAGCGCTATGAGAATGGTTCTGCCCGGCCTTGCCAGCGACGCCGACCGCAAGAGCGCCATCATGCACATGCGCCAAGTCAGGAAGATCAGCGATGCGACATGCGCCAGCCTGATCGCGGAATTTCGATTGGAGTCAGCATGAGCCGGTGGTTTCGCCTGTATGACGAATTGCTTGACGACCCGAAGGTGCAGCGCCTGTCCGGCGACGACTTTAAGGCATGGGTCAACCTTCTCTGCCTGGCATCGCGTAACGATGGCAAGCTGCCATGCGTAGAGGACATTGCCTTTGCGCTGCGCATGGATGCCCGGAAGGCTGCGGCTACGGTTGAGCGCCTCGTGCGCGCAACGTTGCTTGACGCGGATGGGGACGGTTTCAAGCCGCACGGCTGGGACGCGCGCCAATACAAGTCGGACGTTTCAACCAGCCGCGTGAAACAGTTTCGCGAGCGCAAGAAGGCCGTTGCTGGAAACGTCGATGAAACGTTTCACGCAACGCCCCCAGATACAGATACAGAAACAGATAGTTCCGTAGCTAAAGCTACGGGCGCAAAAGCGCCTGATCCTGAGGCTGTTTTCTGGGCGGATGCCAAGGCGTATCTCAAGCCGAAGGTGAAAGGCGACCCCGGCGCACTAGTCAGCAAATGGCTGCGGGAGCGCGGCAAGCCCCTGACCATGGCGGCGCTCAACGCTGCGCAGCTCGAACGCGCAGTGGAGCCGGTCGCCTACTGCGAGGGCTACTTCCGCAGGCATGGCGCTAACGGGCAACCGCAACCGGTGGTCCCGCTGTGACCTGGACCCCAACCCGCCCCGGCAAACAGCTCTGCCCAGAGTGCAGCGCCACCCGTAAAAACAAACGAGACAGGTGCCTGAATGCAACACGAACCGATGATGGATGGGTCTGGTTCTGCCACAACTGCGGTTACTCCGGCGGCATCGGGCATTCACCCGAAGCACGTGGCATGGATCGAAGCGCGCGGGATTTCCGCCGACCTAGCGGCAAAGCTGGGTTTGCAAACGGTAACTCGGGATGGCGCGGCATGGCTGGCGGTGCCCTACGTGGAATGGGGGAAGCCGGTAAACCACAAGTATCGGCTGACCTCCGAAAAGCGGCACATGATGGATTCCGGCGCGCCCCTGACGCTGTGGAATCACGATTGCCTGATCGAGGACAGCGACCAACCCTTGGTCATTTGCGAGGGGGAGTGGGACGCGCTGACGGCGGTGCAACTGGGTTGGCGCGCGGTATCGGTTCCCAACGGGGCGCCCTCCGCTGAGACTGACGACCCGGCAAACGCCAAGCGCTACGAGTTCCTCTGGCGCGCTCGGGATCAAATCAATCGGGTGTCGCGGATCATCCTGGCAACCGATGACGACCCCGCTGGCAAGGCACTCCGCGCCGACCTGATCGCGCTGCTCGGTGCTGATCGCTGCGCATTTGTCGAATACCCGTTCCCCTGCAAAGACCTCAACGAAGTCTTGCTGGAATACGGGTCAGAGGCGGTTCACAAGGCATTGCGCGAAGCCAAGCCGGTTCCGGTCGAGGGGCTATACCGCCTGAGCGATTTTCCCGACATGCCGGAAATTCGCGGCATTCCGCTCGGCATCGACGTAATGGGCGGCAAGATTGAGATTGTCCCCGGCACGCTGACCGTGTTCACCGGCTATGCCAACATGGGCAAGACCACCATCACGAACACCGTGATTGCCCATGCCGTGATGCGCGGCCTGAACGTCTGTGTGGGCAGTTTCGAGACGGCCCCTAAGCCGATCCTTCGCGACCACATCGCCCGCGCGCTTATCGGCTGCTCGGCATACGACTTCGCGGGGCATCCGCAGCGCAAGGCCGCATACGACACGCTCGAAAAGCAGGTCCGGATTATTTCCAACTCGCTCAACGAAGACCTGGAGATCGACATCGACGCGCTGCTCGAATTGGCGCGCACCGCAGCCATCCGCGACGGGTGCAAGTTGTTCATATTCGACCCGTGGAACGAGCTGGAACACAAGCGCCGGCACGATGAAACCGTCACCGAGTATGTGGGCCGCGCAATCCGAGCGGTGAAGCGGTTCGCGCGCACCTGTAACGTCGCGGCCTGGATCGTCGCGCACCCGACGAAGCCGCAAAAGGGCGTCAATCAGATGCCCTCGCTCTACGATGTTTCGGATTCCGCCAACTGGTCGAACAAGGCCGATTACGGGCTGGTCTATCACCGCAAGGACAAGACCGCGAACGAAGGCGAATTGGCCGTGGTAAAGGTCCGCATGGGTTTGCCCGGTGAGTGCTGTGTCGAGGCGGTCAAGTTCGATCATCGCACCAGCCGGATTGTGGGCTTCAACTCGTGAATATCGGAGCACCCCCAATGACCACCCCATCCCAAAGCATGGTAGCCGTGATCGGCAGCGCGATTTTGTCTGAACTGGATAATTCGGGCGTGGCGCGCGCGATAGGCGGCGATTTGTCGCGTTGCGAAATCGACGCGGGCTTACTCGACATTCGTGATGTCGCCCGTGCCGCCCTAACCGCAATGCTCGATGCAACGCCGGACGTTCTGGCCGCTGCGACCGACGCGCTGGAACGTGAGACCACGCGCCAACTGTCCGAACCGCTGCTGTTGGACCCGGAAAAGCAAGCCGCCGTGTGCCTGCGCGCCGCAATTCTCGCCGCACTCAACGAAGGGGAGGGGTAAGGGATGCTCATGCTCATCCAATGGCTGATCTTCGGCCACATTCATCACTGGCGCACGCTTGAGAGTGGCGACACCGTCCGACGCGGCGGGGACATGCCAGTCGGTCGGTACTGGCACCAAGAATGCACCAAATGCGGCAAGCGCCGATACTATCAGAGCTGATGTGCAAAACACCACCCGCACCACCCAAAGGGGACGCATGATGGCGAAGGCAGGACGCAAGCGGAAACCTGGAGCGCGCACAAAGAGCGGTCGCCTGTCCCGTGCCGGGGTAACGCCATACGACCACGGCACCGAACGGGCGCAGGCGATGAAGGCGCTGTATGGCGACAACTGGGCAGATGCGATCGGACGCGCTTTCGCGTCGGGCCTGCTTGGCGAGCCTGACGAAGCAAAGCCGTTGCTTGACTACGCCCGCGCTCTCCATGTGGCATATTGGGCGGCATACACCACCACCCCCGTAGGCAGCGCGCTCCGCAATGCAGGGGCAAGCCGCACGACCGGCGATAACGTCATCGCCTTTGACTGCGAGCGGGCCAAGCGTCGGGAACAGTGGCTTAACGCTGAGCTGAAATTCGTCCAAGGCATGGGCGTGCGTCGCCAGTTCGATCAGCTCGTCATCGACATTAACCCGGATCATGGCCCTGTATGGTTGGACAAGCTGATCTGGGATAAGCGCTCAGGCGACCAGACGGCGAGCGCGTCGGATCATGCCGCGTTCCGTGCTGCGATGGATGCGCTGGAAACATTGGCGTGTGCTTGACGGGCGGCGCAAACTGTGATATCGGGGATTAAATTTAGGATGGTATACGAGCGCCCGATCTATATGCTTGCGGCGCTCTTTTCGTTAGCGGCAGCAAGGCCGCAGGGGACACCGGCGCGATAGTCCAGCGTCACGGGGATGAACCTGCGGAGTGCGGAGGTTGATTCTCTGCCGTTATCCTATCTGGCGACCGGAAGTATCGCCAGCCCGCCGCTTCCCTCTGCAATCGACGCACGGATAGACGAGCGATTCGCATAGTAGAGCGGCGGGAATCATTCGAGGGGTTGGCATGGACAACGTGGTAACGCTCCACTTCCGCCCCTGCATTGCCGACGACCTGCGCTCCATTGCCGACGCCATTGATGATGGCAGGCTGTCCGACGTTTCTAACGCTGTCCTGGTTGCTGAGCACAAGGACGGCGACGCATCCATTACCGGGCTAGGCGGTGTCGAGACTGTCCGCATGATTGGACTGCTGCAGATCGCTACTGCCATGGCGGTGAGCGAGGCGCTGGATGCATAAGCCAACGCCACGGCTAAGAGGGCGCACCGAGGTACAGACCAAGCCGCCTGCATACAAGGCATGGTATAAGACGAAGCGATGGCAGCAACTGCGATGGTCGATCCTAGTGCGCGATCGGTTCACGTGCGCAATGTGCGGGAAGCTAGAGGGTAGAACGACACAACTCGTCGCTGACCATGACAAGCCGCACAAGGGCGACGAAGCGCTATTCTGGGATGATCGCAACCTGCGCTGCGTCTGCAAGCCCTGCCATGACAGCGACAAGCAACGGATAGAGCGAGGCGGAAAGGCTAAGCCGACCATCGGCGAGGACGGCTGGCCCATCGTATAGGGCGGGGGGCGGCTTCAATCTCTAGGGCGCTCAACCTCTAGACCGGACACTACCTGAAATTCTCACATCCACAATTCGAGGTTCGACTAACTATGGCAGCACCGCGCACGCCGGTAGCGAAGGCGCGCGTGACGGGCGCGGCGGAAAAAAACCCGCAGCGTCATCGTGACCGTAAGGAGCCTAAGACCAAGCCGCTGGGCAAGCCGTCGAAGTTTCTGGACCCGTTCGGGGTGCAGGCGTGGGAGGGTTACAAGGCAGAGCTGCCCTGGCTGATGGAAAGCGACCGTTCGCTTGTCGAGATCGCTTCGAGTGTTCGCGGTCGGCTGCTGGCTGGTGAGGACGTGGGCGTCACGGCGCTGAGCATGTTGCAGTCGATCCTGAGCAAGATGGGCGGTTCGCCTGCTGACCGGAGCAAGGTGAATGCCCCGGATGACGAACCTGAGCGCGATGAGTTCTTCGGCGATAACTGACCGGGGAACGCAATACGCGCTGGACGTTATTGCGGGGAAGTTTGTTGCCGGGCCGCATGTCCGCAATGCGTGCCGTCGGCATCTGGACGATCTGAAGCGCGGGCATGAGCGTGGGCTGACCTACTCTGTCGATAAGGCTGAACGGGTCATCCGGTTCTTTGAAACGAAGCTGCGGCTGAACGGTGGGCAGTTCGAGGGAAGGCCGTTCCTGTTGCATCCAAGTCAGGCGTTCAAGCTGTCGTGCTTGTTCGGCTGGCTGCGAGCGGATGGGACTAGACGTTTCAGACGAGCTTATGTAGAAGAGGGAAAAGGAAACGGTAAGGCCCTGTCTCTCGATACGATCATCCCGACGCCGCAAGGCTGGAAGCAGATGCGTGATTTGCGTGTCGGTGATCAGGTGTTCGATGAGCACGGGAATCCCTGCAACGTAACTGGCGCGACCGAGGTCATGGAAAACCATGACTGCTATCTGGTCCGCTTTTCTGACGGGGCCGAAGTTGTCGCCGATGCTGACCACTTGTGGGTAACTTCGGCACTTCGCACTGGAGGTGTGAGGGGGCCAAAGTCTGCGGACGCTCCCCGCAAAGGGATGCCGTCGATCCGAACGACGGCGGAAATCGCGCGGACGTTGACGATCGCGGTTAGTGGCTCGGTCCATCCGCAGGCCAAATGGAATCATCGCGTTGACATCGCCGGACCTTTGACGCTTCCGGCGGTAGAGCTTCCGATCCCGCCTTACACGTTCGGGGCATGGCTTGGTGATGGGAACAGCGCGGACTCGCGCCTGACCGTCGCTTATGACGATTGGGGCGTAGTCGAGGCGATTCAGGCCGAGGGTGTCGAGGTAGAGGAGCGCAGCAAGCACTCTGAAACCACGGCGCGCGTTATTTTGGGTTCGGGTGGCAAGACACAGGCCGCGCGGAACGTGTCGATGCAGGCGCGGTTGCGAGCGCTGGGCGTGCTCGGGAACAAGCACATTCCCGAACTCTACCAGTGGGCGAGCGAGCCGCAGAGGATGGCCCTTCTGCAAGGGTTGATGGATACGGACGGGACGATCGCCAAAGGCGGTCAGGCCGAACTAACGTTGTGCTGCGAGCCGCTTGCGAAGGACGCGGTGCGCTTGATCCGGTCGCTCGGGTTCAAGCCGACCATCAAGGCGTCACCATCGAAGCTCAATGGCCGAGAGGTCGGCACTCGTTACCGTATTCAGTTCTGGGCCTATTCTGACAGGCCGATTTTCAAGCTGACGCGGAAGGCAGAAAGGCAGAAAGAAAAGCCACGGACCCGCGCGCTGTCGCAGGGTAGGATGATCGTGGGCTGCGACAAGGTGGCGTCGGTTCCAGTGCGCTGTATCAGCGTGGACAGCCCGTCGCGCATGTTCCTTGCTGGCGAGCATCTTGTTCCGACGCACAATTCCCCTTTCGCCGGGGGTGTAGGCCTCTACGGCATGATGGCAGACGATGAGCCGGGCGCGGAGATTTACGCGGTCGCGGCGCATCGCGATCAGGCGAAGATCCTTTTCAACGACGCTGTGACGATGGTTGACCAGTCCCCGGACTTGGCAAGCCGCATCACGCAAAGCGGCGGGCCGGGCCGGGTCTATAACATGGCGTGGCTGGCGAAGGGGTCTTATTTCCGCCCGCTAAGCCGGAGCGCGGGGAAGTCAGGTTCGGGCCTGCGTCCGCACATGGGCTTGGCAGACGAGTTGCACGAACACCCGAACCGCGACGCGGTGGAGATGATCGAGCGAGGCTTCAAGTTCCGCCGCCAGCCGTTGCTCTTGATGATCACGAACAGCGGGTCTGACCGCAACTCGGTCTGCTATGAGGAACACGAACACGCGGTAAAGGTCGCGGCGGGGACGTTAGCTCCGGGTGAGGACTTCGCCTATGTGGGCGAGCCGATTGATGACAGCACCTTTTCCTTTGTGTGCAGTCTAGACCCCGGTGACGACCCGCTTAACGACCCCAGTTGCTGGCCAAAAGCCAACCCGCTGCTTGGCACGATCCTGACGGGGGAATATCTAGCGGGGGTGGTGGCGCAGGCCAAGGCGCTACCGGGCAAGCTGAACGGCATTCTACGACTGCACTTTTGCCAATGGACGGACGCTGAAACGGCGTGGATGAGCCGGGCGGTGTTGGAGCCGTGTTTGGCGGACTTTGACCCGGCGGACCATCATGGCGAGCGTATTGCTTTGGGGCTGGACCTTTCGCAGTCGCGCGACATCACGGCCAAGGCGTGCGTGGTTGAGACTGGCAGCGTTGAGGTCGAGGTCGAGGTTGACGGCGAACGGAAGGTTGTTCGCAAGCCGACATACGACGCATGGGTCGAGTGCTGGACACCGGGCGACACGATTGACGAGCGGTCAACGCGCGACAAGACGCCGTATGATGTTTGGGCCAAGCAGGGGCATATTCAGGCACCGCCGGGCCAAAGCATCCGGTTTGACCATGTGGCCGGATCGATCGCGGACGATGACCGTAATTTCGAGATCATGGCGGTCGGATATGACCGCTATGCGTTCCGACGGTTTGAGGAAGAGTGCAACAACCTGGGCCTGAGCGTCCAGTTTGTCGAGCATCCGCAGGGCGGGACAAAGAAGGGCAAGCCGCTGGACGGCATGTCCGAAGGGCTATGGATGCCGGGGTCTGTCCGGTTGTTAGAAGAGGCAATGCTTGAAGGTCGCATCCGGTTGAGGCGCAACCCGGTGCTGATTTCGGCGATGATGAGCGCGGTCACGGATGAGGACCGCTGGGGCAATCACTGGCTGGCGAAGGAGCACGCGTCGAACAAGATCGACGCGGCGGTCGCGCTGTGCATGGCTATGGGAGTTGCAGTAGCTATGCCGAACGGTAACGGAATTGACGACTGGCTTGCGAGCCTCGCCGCGTGAACGTCCTTCAGAAAGCCGCCGTATGGGCGCTCGGTCTCGATAGTTGGGTAGCGCGGAACGACGGCGACAACTTCCGCACGAATCAAGTGACGGTCGCGCAGTTCAACGATGCCGGGATCATCGCCAACGTGCTGGGCATTTCGGCGGTCTGGGCGTGTGTCAATTTGCTGGCGGGAACGATCGCAAGCCTCCCGTTGATGGTCTATCAGACGCGGGCCGGGGTTCGGGAAGTGGCGCGGGATCATGCGCTTTACCGGCTGCTGCACGACTCGCCGAACTTCGACCAGACGGCGGTAGATTTCTGGGAGTTCATGCAAGCCGCGCTGGAATTGCAGGGCAACGCCTACGCGGAGATTTCGAAGACTAACACCGGGCGCATCGTATCGCTGACGCCTATCCGGCCTGACCTTGTGTCGGTGCGTCGTCTTCGCGACGGGGATCTGGAATACACCTGGACGACTGATGGCGTCCGCACGATCGCCGGTTCCGCGAACGTGCTGCACATCCGGGGTTTCGGTGGCGGTCCGCTTGGCGGGGCTTCCACGCTTTCGACTTGCCGCACTACGTTCGGTTCGGCGCGCGCGGTCGATGCAGCATCGTCGGCGATGTTCCGCAACGGGGTCCGCCCGTCTGGCACGCTCTCGATGGATAAGCCGCTCACCAAGGAACAGCGCAAGGCAGCTGAGGAGTTGCTTCAGGAAAAGTTCGTTGGCGCGATGAACGACGGTCGCCCGATGCTACTCGACAACGGGATGAAGTGGGATCAGCTCACGATCAATCCGGAAGACGCGCAGATGCTGGAGACGCGCCGGTTCAGCGTCGAAGAGATTGCCCGCGTGTTCGGCGTCCCGCCGCACATGATCGGGCATACCGAGAACAGCACATCATGGGGAACGGGCCTCGAACAGCAGACGCTCGGGTTCGTCAAGTTCACCTTGCGCCGCCGCTTGGAGCGCATCGAGCAGGCGCTTGAGAAGCAACTGCTGACACCGCAGGATCGTGCGAACGGCGTCACGATCGAGTTCAACCTTGAGGGCCTGCTGCGTGGCGACAGCGCCAACCGCGCGACCTTCTACAAGGAAATGACCAGCATCGGCGTGATGACGATCAATGAAGTTCGCGCGCTTGAGAACCTCCCGCCGGTTGAGGGCGGCGATGTGCCACGGATGCAGTCTCAAAATGTCCCGATTTCCGGGGCGGGAAGTGTTCCACAACCGGAGGGAAGTCAGCTATAAAAAGCGGGCCGGAACAGCGGTTGCACCGCTGCCCGTCCCTGACCAACCTTCGCCCAATGTGGGCGACGGACAACATCAGCAAGGGTGCGAAACGAGCGCACCTGATTTGATGCGGAGCGTCTCGTTAGGAGAACCAAACAATGACTGAGGTAGAGACTTTCTTCCAGACACTTCTTCTATCTCTGAAGGCGTCTGATTCTAACGCCAATGCTGCTGACATCAAGTTCGCATCAGAGATGGTTGAGCATCATCGGATGGCAGTCAAAATGTCAAAGGCAATCCTCAGCAAGGGCAAGGACGAATGGATAGCCAAGTTGGCTAGGGGAATCATCTCGGCGCAGGAAAGAGAGATCGACGAGATGAAGTATTGGCTGAAGAGCAACAAGCCGTCTGCCGGCAGCGGCGGCGGGATGAATATGTGAAATGCGGATGCAATCGCAGAACGTGCCGATCACTGAGGCCGGGCAAGAGCCGGCACCGGGAGCAACGCAATGAACGAAATGGATTTTCCGCTTGATGTGAAGGCGCTCGACGGCGACGGCGCCATCGAGGGATTGGCGGCTGGATACGGCAACGTCGATTATGGCGGGGACGTAATGCTTCCTGGGTCGGTCACGAAGTCGATTCAGGGGCGCAAGTCGATCCCGATGCTGATGTTCCATGACCAAAAGCGCCCGGTCGGCGCGTGGACCGAGTTTCAGGAAACCGGCGAAGGTCTATTGGTCAAAGGCCGGTTCGCCATGTCCACGATGGCGGGTAAGGAAGCGCACGCCATGACGAAGGACGGCGCGCTCGGCGGGCTTTCGGTCGGATACAACACCTTGCGCGACCGCGTGGTCGGCAAGGCCCGGCATCTGATTGAGGTCGCGCTGCACGAGGTTTCATTGGTGACGATCCCGATGAACTCGAAAGCCATCATCACCAGCGTGAAGGACATTATGGACGGCGGCGAGTTGCCGACCGTCCGCGAATTCGAGGGGCTTCTGCGGGACGCAGGATTCTCGATCGCCAAAGCCAAGGCAATCTCGGCGGCGGCAAACCCGCATCTTCGACGGGAAGTCGAGGATGATGTGGATCCGGTGGCGCGACTGTGGGCCGCAATGCGGACTGCGCCAATCATCGACATGACGGGCGAGTAAGCCCCCTCAAATCCAAGGAAAAAGACATGACGACCGAAACGAAGTCGGTGGCGGATATCGCCGCCGAGACCAAGGCTGCGTTCGACGCACGCTTCAACGAAGTGAAGGGCCTCGCCGATGAGGCGCTGGGCAAGGTCAAGGCCGGTGAGGAACTGACCGCGACCATGAAGGGCGACGTGGACAAGGCGCTGTCGCTGCTCAACGAGACCAAGACGCGCATGGACGAACTCGAACAGAAGGCGGCTCGCCGGGGTAGCGACCGCATTGAGCGCAAGTCGTTCGGCCAGATCGCGACCGAGGGCAAGGAAGCGGAAATCGCCGAACTCGCCAGCCGTCGCGGTCGCGTCAGCATCGACGTGAAGGCGATCATCTCGGCTCTGACCACCGACGCAGACGGTTCGGCGGGCGACCTGATCGTTCCGCAGCGCCTGCCCATGGTTCAGCCGGTCACGCGTCGCATGACGATCCGCGACCTGCTGACGCCGGGCCGAACGTCCTCGAACGCCATCCAGTATCCGCGTGAAAGCGGCTTCACCAATTCGGCGGCGACTGTCACCGAAACGGCTGGTACCGCCAAGGCGCAGTCCGAGATCAAGTTCGAGATCGAGACGGGCAGCGTCACCACGATCGCGCACTGGATGCTGGCGACGAAACAGATTCTGGACGATGTTCCGATGCTTCAGAGCTACCTCGACGGTCGCCTGCGCTATGGCCTGATGTATGCCGAAGAGAACCAGCTTCTCAACGGCGGCGGCACCGGCACCGATCTGGAGGGCATCTACACGGCGGCAACCGCTTATTCGCAGCCCATCGTTCCCTCGATGGCGGGCAACATGACCAAGATTGACGTGCTGCGTCTGGCGATGCTCCAGGCATCACTCGCCGAGCTGCCCGCAACCGGCATGGTCATGCACCCGAGCGACTGGGCGGACATCGAGCTGACCAAGACGGATGACGGCGCGTATCTGTTCGCCAATCCGCAGGGTTCGGTCGAGCCGCGTCTGTGGGGTCTGCCCGTGGTCGCCACTCAGGCGATGACGATCGACAAGTTCCTCGTCGGCGCGTTCCAGATGGGCGCGCAGATCTTCGACCGCGAGGACGCCAACGTCGAAATCTCGACGGAGGACAGCGACAACTTCCGGAAGAACCTCGTGACCATCCGCGCCGAGCAGCGCCTGGCGCTGGCGATCTATCGTCCGGAAGCGTTCACCAAGGGCGACTTCAGCGACGCGCTCGCCGCGTAACTGAAGAACTGAACACAAGGGCGGCGGTCTCGAGAGGGGCCGCCGTTCGCGTGTCTGGAGGACAAGATGAAACTCAAGGCAATCGATCAGGTGCACGTCAGTGCGGTGAAGGCGGACAGCCTCCAGCCTGGCGAGGTGTTCGAAGTCAGCGCCGTCGCTGGTCTGGAATTGCTCGCCAAGCGCCCCGGCACGTTCGAACTGGTCGAGGATGATGTCGAGGAAAAGGCTGAGCCTGCTCCTGGCAACAAGGCTGAAGGCGCGGCTCCCGCGAACAAGGCGATCACTGGTCGCAAGGCCAAGGGCAAATAGTCCGAGCAAGGCCGAAAGGCCGCAAACAGGAGAAATATCATGCGTCGTTACAAGGTCACTGTCACCACCGCTGCGGACGGTTCGGCAACCGCCTACACCCCGCGCCTCGCTGGCGAGCTGGATGCAATCCACTACGTCAAGACCGACTTCGCCGATGGCGTCGATTTCACGATCACGTCGGAAGCGACCGGCGAAAGCCTGTGGACGGACACCAACGTCAACGCTTCGGAAGTCGTTCGCCCGCGTGCGCCGGTTGCCGACCAGTCTGGCGCGGCTCGTCTCTATGCATCGGGCGGCACTGCGGTTTCTGACCGTATCGCGCTTGCGTCCGATCGTATCAAGATCGTGATTGCTCAGGGCGGCAACGCCAAGAGCGGCGTCTTCCACTTCCTCGTCGTCTGATCCGATGCTGACCGCCCTTGAGCCTGCAATCGGTGAGGACATCTTGCCGCTCGCTGCGCTCAAGGCGCGGCTGCGCATCATGCACGACGATGAAGACGAAGACCTTGAAGCGATGCGCGCTCAGGCGATCGATTATGTCGAGCGCTATTCAGGCGTGTCGCTTCAGTCGCGGTCATTCCAGATGACCGACAAGCAGTTCGTTCGCGCTATCCCTCTGCTGATCGGCCCCGTCGTGAGCATCGACGCGATCAGCTATGACCAGAGCGACGGCACGACGGTTGATCTGACCGAGGACGACTGGCGCTTGAGCGGTGGGCATATCCTCGCCGCCGCTGGCACGTCATGGCCTTATGCGAGCGGCGACCCCGGTGCGGTTCGTGTCACGTTCACGGCTGGTCTGACCAACGCCCAGGAAGACGCCCCCGCGCTAATCGCGGCTGTATGCCTGTTGGCCGGGCATCTCTTCGCCAATCGCGAGGCGGTAAACGTCGGCAACATCGTTTCTGAAATGCCGTTCGGTGTTTACGCGCTGGCGGACAGCTACCGGATGCCGGGGCTGTGAAAGCGGGAACCCGCGACCGCAAGATCATCATTGAGCGCAAGAGCGTGACGACTGACGACTATGGCAGCGAGGTCGAAACGTGGGCTGGCTACGCAACCGAGTGGGCGCAGGTCATCTATGGCAGCGGCAAGGAAATGCGGGAAGCGGCACAGTTGCAAGGGTCGCTTCCCGCGACGTTTGAGGTGCTGGCTAACCCGTTGACGCTGGCCGTGACCGAGCGCGATCGGATTAACTTCGACGGTGACACCTGGAACATCGTTGCCCCGCCTGCCCGATTGGGTCGGGACGGCGTGCGTATTCAGGCGGTGAGGGGCTAGGCATGGATCTGCAAGCCGCCTTTCGCGCCCGATTGCTGGCGAACAGCACGATTGCGTCGCTGACCGGCGGGCGGGTGTCATGGGGCGGGCGTCCGCAATCTGCGGCGCTTCCGGCTGTGGTGCTGACCAAGGCCGCACCGGGGCAGGACTGGACGCACGGCGGGACGGACGGGCTTGTTCGACCTTGGGTGCAGATCGACATCTGGAGCGCAACGCAGCCGAGCGGTGCGGCTATTGCGGCGGCGGTGCAGGCTGAAATGGAACGTCTAGACGCCACCACGGTGGAGGGCTGGACCTTTGCAGCGCCGGGGCAGATCGTCGGCGAGCAATGGCCGGGGCCGGAAGATTTGGTCGGCGGTGGCACGGCATACCGGATTATTCATGACTATCGCTTTTGGGCGCGGGCAGCATGATCGAAAAGGTCGATGGGTTGGCCGCGCTGGACTTCGCGCTTGGCGAGCTTCCAAAGGCGACGGCGCGAAACACGCTGCGCCGGGTCGGATTGAAGGCGCTGGAGCCTTTTGTGGAGGATTGGAAAGCTGCTGCTCCTGTAGATGCAGACCCAGCGAGCACACCAAAGCGACCACCCGGAACATACCGCGACAGCATCCATGCGGGAACTCGGCTTAACAAGTCACAGGCAAAGACGGCGCGACGCGAGGGCAAGAGCTTCGCTGAGGTTTATGCCGGGACGAATGACAAGGCGGGCGTGCAGACTGAGTTCGGCAACGCGCAACAAGCCGCTCAACCTGCTGGACGCCCGGCATGGGATGGCGCGCAAAGCCAAGTGCTTCGCGACATCGGCGAGATGCTGGGTCCAGAAATTGAAAAAGCCGCAGCGCGCATCGCGAAGCGGAAAATGAAATCGGGCAAATAACCCGTTACGCTGGCCCGGCTCGGGCGAATTTCTACATCGTTGAACAGGAGATACGGAAATGGCAGTTGCCGCTTTCGGTGCCGAGCTGTGGGTTGACAACAGCGGCGGCACCTTGACCCAGATTGGTGAACTTCTTTCGATCACGTTGCCGTCGCTGACGCGCGCGACGCTCGACACCACCAACCATGCGACGACGAACGGAATCCAGACGTTCATCGGTTCGGGCATTGCTGATCCTGGCGAACTGTCCGCAACGATCCATTACGTGCCGGGTTCGGCTTCGGATGACCTGCTTCTGGAGGCTGTCGCTTCCGGCACCGTCCGTTCGTTCAAGGGCGTAGCCAACGCGTCGTCTGGGCAGGAAGGTGTGGCTGGCGAGGGTATCGTGACCGGCTACGCTCCGGACAGCCTGGAAATCGACGGCAAGCAGACCGCGACCGTCACGATCAAGGCGAGCGGTGCCCTCACTCAGGCGACGGAGGCCTAATGCTTCCCGACAACCCCCTACGCGGCGAAGCGTCGGTCGAGATCGGCGGCACCGCCTATCGGCTGACCTTCGACGTGTCGGCGTTCATCATCGCACAGAAGGCGACCGGCAAGAAGCTACAGCCGCTCGTCCAAGCCTTTTCCGAAGACCTTGACGACCTTGTGTCGCTGTCTGCCCTGTTCTGGGCTGGGCTGCAAAAGGCGCACAAGGTCACGATGGCAGAAGCCGAAGACCTGATGTCGGTTGCGGGCATTAACAAGGTCCGCACCGTCATCGGTGAAGCGCTGGCGGCTGCGTTCGATGTCAAAGGGGAGGATGGGGACTCGTCGGACCCTCTGACGCCGGGGGAGACCCCTGGGACTGGCTAACGCTGTTTGAGCAATGGTGTCAGGCGGGGTGGCGTCCCGATGACTTCTGGCACCAGACCCCGCGCCTGATCGGGCGGGCAATCAAGGGCTATCAGGCCCGCGTGGACATCGCGGCGGTATTGGCGGGCCACAAGCCGAGCAAGGCCAAGGCCCGACCGCAAGGTGCGAAACAGACCCCTGACCAGATCGCAGCGAACCTGCGGTCATGGGTATCGGCGACGAAGCACCTAGCCCCAAAAAAGAAGGATTAAGCGCATGGCTACAGGCGGTGCCTTGATCGGATCGTTGAGGGTCACGCTCGGCCTGGATTCGGCGCAGTTTGAAGCTGGCACGAAGCGCGCTCGCAATATCGCCAAGCGCGACGTTGGCCAAATTCAGCAGATCATGGGCGGGGTCAAGGCCGCTTTCGCGGGGCTGGCTACGGCGGCCACGGTCAGCGCATTTGCGGGGGCAGCAAAGCGCGCGCTTGATTATGCCGGTGGTCTTGGCGAGCTGGCGCAGCAGGCCGGTATCTCGACTAGGGCGCTACAGGAATATAGCGCTATCGGCGTCGATATCGGCCTGACAAACGACGACGTAGTTGCATCGTTCGCGCGGTTGTCGCGGGCGCTCGGTGAAGCTCAGGACGGCGACAAGGCTAAGTCGGAAACCTTCCGCCAGCTGGGTATCGACGTTCGCGGCCTGACCGCCGAAGACGCGATGCCAAAGCTGATCGCGGCGTTCGAGAAGATCAAGTCGCCAACCGATCAGGCGCGACTCGCTACCGAACTGTTCGGACGGTCTGGCGCAAAGTTGTTGCCACTACTCAACATGACGGCGGACGGGTTTGAAAAGGCGCGACTTGAGGCGCACGAACTCGGCCTTGTTCTGTCCGATGATGCCGTCGCTAGCGCTGACGCGGCGTCGGACGCCATGGCCAAGCTGTCCAGAGTTGTTGAAGTAAACTTCGCCGCAGCCATGTCCACTGGAGCGGACGGCACGGCTGCATTTGCGGCTGAACTGGCGCGCATGGTTTCAAGGCTCCCTGACCAGATCAGGTCCATTCAGAAGTTTACCGCTGCGGCTGCGCAAGGGCTTCGCGTGCTTGGCCCGCTTGGGCAAAAGGCGGCTGATTTCGCCGCGCAGAATGCGACCTATCTGCTTGACGATAAGAAGTTCACGCAGCTGTTGCGCGATACGCAAAAACGGATTCTGGAAAACCCGGGCGACCAATCGATTGCTGATTTCGGTCGGTTTCTGTCGCGACAGGCGAAAGACCGCGTTGCCGCACGAAACGCCCCGACTCCGCCCGTTCCCGTAGAAGGGCTTGACCCGCGCACCGATCGCGGCGGCGGTGGTGGTGGCCGCAGCGGTGGTCGGCCTGAGCGCGACCGGACAGCGGAATATCTCGAACGCTTCAACCGTGAAATGGATGGGCTTCGCGACGATCAGCTGCAACTCACCATCCAGCAAACCAACTCGCTAGACGAACGCGCGCAGCTCGAAGCGCAGCGGATCACGAACGAGCGAGACGCCTATCTGAATGAAATCAAGCTGCGCTTTGGCAAGGAAGAACTGACCAAGCTCCAAAAGGATCAGCTTGATGCCGCCGTGAAGCAGAACGCAGCCGATAAGCTGGCGATCATGTGGAACGAGATCAACGCGGACAAGCTCAAGGAGCAACAGCGCCAGATCGACGCCAGTTTCGATATTCGCGAAGACGCGCTGCGGCTGGAACTCGACGCGGCACGCACGCAGGGCGAGCGACGCAACATCGAATTGCGCTTGCTCGATATCGAGTATGAGCGGGAACGTGCGGCGCTGGATCACCTGAAGGCGCTCTATGAACTCGGCAAGGCAACGATGGCCGAAGTGGACGCGGCTGAAAACCGGGTCAAGGCATCTGAGGCCGCGCGTGGCGGACGGGAAGCGGCAATCCGTCAAAACACGATGGGGCCGATGGAGCAATATCTGGACAGCCTCCCCAAGAGCGCGGCGGAACTGAACGAAGCTTATCAGCGAGTAGCGGCGGAAGGGCTGCAATCGCTCAACGATGGCATTGTGGACGCGATCATGAACGCGAAGTCTTTGGGCGACGTGTTCAAGAATGTCGCGAACCAGATCATTGCCGACCTAATCCGCATCGCCGTTCAAAAGGCGATCACGAACGCAATCGGTGGTGCATTCGGCGGGGGGCTGTTTGGTTCGATTGGCAGCCTGTTCGGTGGCGGTGGTGCAGCTTCGATGATGGGCGGAATCTCCAAGGTGAAGGGACTGGCTAACGGCGGTTCGTTCATGGTCGGCGGCAACCCCGGCATCGATCGCAACATGCTGGCGATCAATGGCATCCCAGCCGTTCGCGTATCAGCAAATGAGCGCGTCACGGTGAGCAAGCCGGGGCAGGGCGCGGAGCCGCAGATGGTGCAGATCGTGCCATCACCGTTCTTTGAAGTGGTGGTTGACGGTCGCGTTGCGAAGACAGGGGGCGGGATGATGCGCAGCCAAACGCAAATGGCGGTGCGTCGCGGTCGCCAGAGGCTCGCATAATGGCGTCGGTTGACCTGACCTCGCTGGACTTCGAGGAAGCGGTCCTCGCCCCGATGCAATTCGGGCGCGTGTTGCGCCCGCAGACGGGCGGGGCGTTGCAGCGGATCGACCGGCTGGGCAATCGCTGGATGATTACGTGCCGCACGCCGGTCATGCCGATTGAGCCGGAGGGGCGCATCATCGGACAGATGCTTGACCGCGCTGTTCGGGATGGTGGCATTGTCCGGGTGCGACAGCCCAACTTCGATCCGGGTGCGCCGGGCACGCCTTTGGTCAACGGTGCAGTCACATCGGGCCGCACGGTCGCCATCGACGGCCTGACCCCGAACTATCCGATCAAGGCTTGGCAGCCGATCAGCTTCGTCACCGGCGGGGTCCGATATTTCGACCGCGTTGAATCGCAGGTGATTGCCAATTCGAGCGGGCAAGCGACGATCACGCTCTACAACCTGTTGCGCGCACCGCTGGCGAATAACGCGACGGTTGAGCTGGGGGTGCCGTGCATTGAAGGCGTGGTCGAGATCACCTCGCCCGCACCGTGGCCCAAAGACCGGATGACCTATTTCGAGTTTACCGTGACGGAGACCAAATGAACCGGGTCATTCTCGGCGCAATCGTGCGCGTGGATCTTCCCGCCCATACCGCATACCTGACCGATGGCGGCTATGTTGTGGTGTCGGGGCAAGCCTACACCAGCGAAGACAGCGTGCTGGGCGTGGTGGATTCGTTCCAGGCGATGACCGAGGGCGTTGGCGATGAAGCGCCGGCGGGTGTCTTATCGTTCCTTCCGCCCGATGGCGTCGCGGCGTCAACCCTCAACGCGCCAACCATCCAAGGGTCGCGGGTGCGGGTTTCGATTGTCGAGATCGATCCCGACACGGGCGAGCCGACTGACACTCCTGAACAGATGGTCGATTGGATCATCGACAACCCGGAACTGGTTTTCGAGGCGGACGGGCGACAGCTGGACCTGAACTGCGTCGCCAATGCCGAGCGGCTGTTTCAGGTCAATCAGGGTAACGCCCTGTCGCCCACGTTCCACCAGCGTATCTGGCCCGGTGAGAACGGGTTGCGCAATGCGTCGGGCGTGTCGCGCACGGTGACATGGGGCACGGGTTCGGGGCCGCGTGGTTTGACCTCAAGCATTTTCGGCAATGCCTACGTTCCCCCGAGCGACTTTTCAGAACGATACGCGGAACGGTGATAGCATGAACATGGCGCATCGGGCGCAAGCCACCGGCACCGTCATTGATCGGTTCCGGGGCAAGCCTTTTGCATGGGACACGTCAGCTAACTGCATCCACCTGATGCGAGCGCAGGCGGTGGCGCTGGGTGTTTCCATGCCGGTGGTGCCACGCTTCCGCTCGCACTTCGGCGCGCGCAAGGCTTTGCTGAAAACTGGCTTTGAAACGCTGGAGGCGTGGATGGATGCGAAATTCCCGCGCATCGCCCCGGCGCGCATGATTGTCGGGGACGTTGGTATGGTGCCCGGTGAAGCCCCGTTCAATGCGCTGGTGGTGTCGGTTGGGGGAAGCAAGGTGGTCGGCTGGCACGAGGCTTCGGACGTGCTGGAAGTCATTCAGTTGAGCAAGGCCGATTACGTCGCCGCGTGGGCAGTCGGGAGGCTTCCGCTTTGAGCAAGGTCTTTAAAGTTATCGGCACGATCGCGGGCATTGTCGCGGCTGGCGCGCTGATTATCGGCACGGGCGGTATCGCGGGCGCAGCGGCGGCGGCGACGCTCGGTTCGATTGCGGGCGCGGCAACGGCGATTTCGCTGGTGTCTCAGGCTGGCTACGCGCTGACGGTCGCAAAGCCGCCGGGCTATATCGGCTCGCCCGCAGATATTCGCATCGGCGCAGATCAGCAATCGCCGCTCATGGTTGGGGACACCTATTCGGGCGGCGTCATCGTTCACCAGGTCGGTTACGGCCCGACTGTTAACGACGTGCCGAACACGCAACTGTTCATGGCGGTGGTCTATTCGGCGGGCGGGCCGATTGAATCGATTGACGCCTATTACACCGATTTTGCGTCGGTCAGTTGGGGTTCGGCGTCGGGTGGCATCCGCAACGCAAACGGCTATTTCAAAGACTTCCTTTATGAGAACCACCAGCTAGGCGAGCGACCCGAGAGCGCGGCGCTTATCACGCCGTCCGGCTGGGGAACGCCGACCGATTGGGGAACGTCCTATAAGCTGTCAGGCAAGGCGGCGGTGGGGTGGTCGCTCAAATGGGACAGCAAGAGCGGCAAGTTTGCGTCCGGCGCTCCACAGCTTGGCATTCGTGGCAAGGGCGTCAAATGGTGGGATCCGCGCGACGATGACACTTATCCGGGTGGTGCTGGGGACCAGCGCTGGGCAGACCCGCGCACCGACAAGAGCGGGCACGATGGCGCATGGCCCACATGGCTCTACACCGACAACCCCGGCATCGTTGCCCTTGGCTATGCGCTGGGGCGCTGGGAACGCGATGAGAGCGACACGGACAGCGAATATCAACTGACGTTCGGCGTCGGCATCCCGCAGGATGGGATTGTCGTTGACGACTTCATCGACCTGGCGAACCTGTGCGATGAGAACGAATGGACCGTCAACGGGATTCTGTGGGAGCCGGGGGACAAGTGGGCGAACCTGAAACGTGTTCTTGAGGCGGGCGGCGCGCAGCCGTGTTTCAAGGGCGGTCGGCTGGGGTTGAAGTTAAGCGCCCCGCGTGTGTCACTCGATACGATCACCCGCGACGATATCGCAGAGGGTGAATTGCGCGTGCCGGGGTGCCTGCCTTGGCGCGACCGGTTCAACACCGTCATCCCGAAATGCACGTCGCCCGCGCACAAGTGGCAGTTGCAGCAATCCACTATTGAGCTGACCTCTTCTACCTTTGTTGCGGAGGACGGTGAGGTCAAGCGGGAGGAAATGCCATTCGAGATGGTGACGGACTTCAACCAATGCGCCCAGCTAGCGGCTTACAAGCTGTATGATGCGCGCGAGGCCGGGCCGATCACGCTGAGCCTTGGCCCGCGCTTCCGCTTCTATTCGGGCGGCGACATGCTGGCCGTTGACGATGAACTTGCTGCATATCTGGGCCTGACCACGAACACGCTGGTCATGTTGAGCCGACAGCTCGATCCGGCGACGATGACTGTCACGGCCAACTTCGTAACTGAGGATAGCGACAAGCACACCGCCGCGCTCGCCGCGACGGGGGCCGCGCCTGATTCCATCACGATCCCGACGACTGCGGATTTGGACGGGGTGGCAGCGCCGCTGTTGCCACCAAGTGATTACGACGGCGGTGATGCGACGACGGAGGCGGATGAATGATCGTCAAGTTCCGTCTGCGCCGCGATACCGCTGCGAATTGGACATCGACCAATCCGGTTTTGGCATTGGGCGAGCCGGGGCTGGAGACCGATACGCAGCGGTGGAAGTTCGGTGACGGTGTGACTGTATGGGCGAGCTTGCCCTATGCGCGCGGCGCGGTGGCATGGGGGCAGATCACCGGCACGCTATCGGATCAGGCCGACCTGCAGTCCGCGCTCAACGCAAAAGAGCCGACGATCGCAGCCGGAACGACCGCGCAATACTATCGTGGCGACAAGACGTTTCAGACACTCAACGCGGCGGCGGTCGGTATCACGGCGGCAGCGCTGACAAAGACCGACGACACGAACGTCACGCTGACGCTGGGCGGCTCGCCTTCGACTGCATTGCTGGCGGCGGCGTCGCTGTCCTTGGGATGGACGGGGCAGCTTGCGGTCGCGCGGGGCGGGACGGGCGCCAGCACTTCGACGGGCAGCGGTGCGGTGGTGTTGGCAACCTCGCCGACCATTGCCAGCCCGACATTCTCTGGAACGGTGCAGGTTGGCACCAACCCCGGCTTTGGAACCTTGCGCGTCGGGGCCGGGGCGCAGGCCCTTTATGTCGAGGGTTCGAGCCTATCGAATGGTTCATGGCTAAGCACTTTTGAAACCGGCTCAGTCACCGGCTCCGCATTCCCTGCGCGCTATACTGGAACGACAACCGGCAACCTGACGCTTCAGCTCCAGCAGAACGGGAATGGCGCGGGGCTTGTTGATATTTACGGGGCGGGGACGGGCGATGTCGCGCTGCGTCTCGGTGTGTCAGCAGGCACAACCTATTGGTCGGCTGGCATCGACAATAGCGACAGCGACGCCTTCGTCATCGCAGGATTCAGCTTGGGGACTGGCAACGGCCTTCGCATTGACGCCAGCACTAAGGCTGTGACGACCTACGGCGCGCTTTTCGTTGGGTCCGACACGCTGCGAATCACTACCGAAAAGACGCCCGCCAGCGCGACCGCGACCGGCACGAAGGGCGATATCTGCTGGGACGCAAGCTACCTCTACATTTGCACTGCCACGAACACATGGCGTCGCATCGCGCACGCGACCTGGTGACGATCCTTTCCTAATCGGGGGTTCCTACATGATTAAGACTGCAACCGTCCCTCTTCGCGGGGTGCGGACGAACGCGCTTGTCGTTCCGATTAACTTCGTCGGCATTGACCTGACCAGCGCGACCGTGACCGCTGTTGTGCTGCAGGATTGGGATAACGATCCCGCTGACCCTGAGCTTGCGCTGACCGAGACCCCGAACGGCAACGGGTCCGGCGTTGTCGTCGGCACGATCACGACCACCGGCGGCGTCACCACCAGCCCGGTCACGCTGACCATCGGTGCGACCGACATGGCGGCATTCCCCGATGCACCGGAAGTGGGCGGCAACGTCAACTGGGTCTGGTATCTGATGATTCAGACCAACGGAAGCGACGCCAACACCAAGCAGCGCTATATTGAGGGCGACTTCATCATCGGCGGCGCGATGTCTGGCGGCACGGGTTCTGTGACCGCGACGATTGCGAACGAAGAAGTCAACATCACGATTGACGGCGTAGCAGCGATTGCCCCGCTGGTCGCGTCGGCACAATCTGCGGCTGACGATGCCGAGACTGCACAGGCAGCGGCGGAAGCTGCGCAGGAGGCTGCGGAAGCGGCTGCAGCGGGCGTGCCGGTGGGCGACGAGTTCCTGATCCTGACCGCTCCTCCCGGCGACAATCGCGGGCAGGTGGGGGACACAGCGTTCAACTCCACCGACCGCGTGCTTTATCCGAAAAAGACCACAGAGGGCTGGACCGGATTGAAGCTGTCGGATGGCAGCACGGTCACCAACGACGGGCAGATTGACGACCTGGCGCTCGGCACGCTGCCCAGCGGGTTCACGACCACGCGCAGCCAATCGACCACGAACCTGCTCGCAGGCGATACCGGCACGACCTACAGCACCATTTCCAGCGGGACGGCGGTGCAGCATCCGCGCCTTGGCTTGCTGTCCTATCCACAGTCGGAGCAGTTCGCCTCTGACCCCACTGGCCCTGGCGATGGCGCGGTCGCTCTGGCGAAGTCCTTCGCGGTCGGTAAGGTTTGCGTGCGCATCCATGGCAATGGCACACTGACCAGTTCGGCGGGCACCGCGACGGGTTCGGGCTATGGCGCGATCACCGAAGCGAGCGGCGTGCAGACGATCACGCTGACCACCACCGGAACGATTGCGTTCTCGCTGTCGGGTAGCGATGCCAACACAAAGGTTCAAATCGAGCAGTCGCCGCTGTTCCCGACTGCAACGGTGCCGACCCCGTTCATGCCGACTGCTGGCACGCGTGATGCCGACCGCATTGCCAATACCGGCGACCTGTTGACGGCGCTCGGCGCGGGCGAAGGCACGATCATCATGAACGTGCACATCCCGGTCAACAAAACGAACAACACGATTCTGGGCGTGAACACGAACACAGGGCTTCTCCAAGCGCCAACCGATCAGCAAATTCAATGGTTCGACGGCACGAACTACGATTTCCACCACTTGGGCGTGGGCGACTTCCGCAATGGCGCTCGGGTCGGCTTTACTTGGCGGAGTGGCCGAATCGCCTTCATGGGCGGGTCGCACCTTCCAGAGCAGTTCGCCGCGACGCTGCTAACGATCACATCGGCCCGCCTTGGATTGCAAGCGGGCACGACTGACATTTACGGCCAGACATCACTCGCCGGGGGCATCGGGCGCTATCAGCTCATCGACCGCGCAACCGTCACCAGCGGCGGCGACGCGCTTGAGTTCTACGACCTTGTTTCTGAGATCAGCCGCCCGACCGTGGCGGACTTCCAGAATTGGGAGACTGCGGACCCGTTGCCGGTGTTTCGCGGCAAGGTAGCGCAGCTGGCGGCGGGGACGATCACCAGCGCGCCCATCGTCTGCACTGGCCCGAGCCACACGGCGGGCGTGACCACCTTCGCGAATAGCTGGCCGAAGAAGCTGGCCGATGCGCTGGCGACAGCGGGCTATGCGGCGCACTCGCGCGCGTTCTTTGGCACGAACGGCGCAAGCTGGTCGGCTGGCACGAATACCCATGACGGGCGCGCGACCTATACCGGCACCGCGCCGAGCCTCTACGGCAAGAGCCTTGGCGGCGAGTGCATCAGCATCCCGAGCGGCACGGCGCTGACCCTGACATGGGCGGAGAGCGCGGATAAGGTCATCGTCGTCTATTACACCGATACGGGGCTGGGTTCGTTTCAGGTGTCGGCGGGCGCGGGCGCGATCACGCCGGATGAAGGCGGGTCGAGCACGGTCAGCACGAACGCGGCGATTGGCATTGCCTACAAGACGTTCACGAAGTCGGGCGGGGCAACCGCCTGGACGATCACCGCAAGCAGCGCGGCGGTTCGTATCGCGGGGATCTATGACCCGAACGGCATCCCGGTCATCAATGGCGGGCGCAACGGGTTCACGGCGGTCGATATGTCCAGCGGCTCGCTGATCGCGCAGAGCAGCTACCTGTTGCCCCTGTCGATCATCGCCCCGGCGCTGACCATCATGGCACCGGACAACACGAACAGCGCGAGCGGTGCCGTCGCACTGGCGACCTATCGCAGCGCCGTGCAGACGCAGCTCGACTATGCCATCGGGCGCGGCGGTGACGTGATTGTCCTGACCGACCCGATGAGCGCGCCGCAAGTCATCCCCGAGGGCACGCAGCAGGTTTACGCGGGCATCGTCGCCCAAGAGGCCAAGCGCAAAGACCTGCCCCTGTTCCACCTGCGCAAGTGGGAGGAGCAATGGGGCTATACCGCCGTGCATAACAGCGGCTTCTACAGCGAGGCGACGATCACGGCGGGCCTGCACTTCGGCACCACGGCGAACAATTGGATGATCGCGCTGCCCCTGTCGGCGGCGATCGTTAGCGCGCTGTCGTGACCTACAACACCGCCATTTCGCAATCGATGCACGGCGTGTCGGGCCGGTCGGCTGTCTGTTCCCCGCAGCTCGGGCAACGATACGCGCCGCGCTTTGGGCGGAACAGCCGGGTCAGCAAGCGGAGGATGGCGTGCATCGCTGCACCTTACCCGAAACGAGAATCCCTGCAAGTGCGGAGCCGCCCCCATGCCTGACGTGAGCGCAACCGATGCCGCAATCGGCGGTGGTGCCTTCGCCGCTGTGTGGGCGGGCATCAAGTGGGCGGTCGGGTTCATCACCGGACGGCAGGACAAGCGCGAAGCGGACCTCAACGCTCGTGAGGCCCGACTGGACGCAGAGGAAGCGGCACAGGTGACAGCATTGAAGGAACGCCTGGACCGCCTCGAAACCACGCAGGCGGCGCAGGGGCGCGAGCTGGAAGCGCACCGGGTCGCCATCGGAATCCTTGTCGCCAAGGTGGCGCGGGATGACCCGGCTGCCCCCGAACTCAAGCAGGTGGCGGAGATTCTCGGGGCTGCGTTCCCGATCCATCTGCACACTCCGACCGACATGACCGACACGCTGAACAAGCTCAACGGATAGGAGACTTATGGGCACTCCCCCGATTAGCGACGAACTTTGCAAAGAGGCGCTCAACGAAGCGGCGAGCGTGCTGGCCCGCCAATCCATCGCAATCCTCTACGTCCGCCGCGCTGTGGGCGATGCTGAAAGGACCGGAGAATGATCGAAGCACGCAAGCTGCAAACCCGTCTAGGCGTGACGGCGGACGGCATCATTGGACGGGGCACGCTCGCCGCCCTGTTCCAGCATTTCGGATGCGCCCCTGACCGCGCCGACGAGCTCGCGCTGTCCGCTGCGGTGCATTTCCAGTCCTATGGGATTCTGGCGAACGCGAACCGCCTGGCGCACTTCATCGCGCAGCTTGCGCATGAGAGCGACAATTTCCGCGCGATGGAGGAGTATGCGTCGGGCGCCGCGTATGAAGGCCGCGCGGATCTCGGCAACACGCAGCCCGGCGACGGCAAGCGCTACAAGGGCCGTGGACCGATTCAGCTGACGGGCCGGGCCAACTATCGCACCTATGGCCGCGCGCTCGGCATCGACTTCGAGCGCCATCCCGAGCTTGTCGCCACGCCATCGATCGGGCTGATCGTCGCGCTGCGCTATTGGGAGAGCAAGGGGCTGAACGCCTTCGCCGACGCCGATGACCTCACCGCCATCACGCGCCGCATTAATGGCGGCACGAACGGGTTGAACGATCGCCGCGAAAAGCTGGCGAAGATGAAAGGGCTGCTCGCATGAACCGCGACTGGACAGGCATCTTCAAAGGCGCAGGCGGTAACTACGAGGTCAACCGCTTCGTCGGCGTGGTCGGCGCGCTGACCTATATCGCCGCCGTTCCCGCGTTCGTCGCGTGGCACATAGGCAAGGGCAATGACTTCGATCTGATTGCGTTCTGTGCGGCCTATCCGGCTGGGCTGGGTGCTGTGCTGGCCGCGATTGCTGGCGCTGTGGCGTTGAAGGATCGACAGGTCGCGAAAGCCAAGGTCGAAGCGGAGGGCGGGGCATGATCGCGTTCGCACTAAAAGAGTGGAAGCTAATCGGCTGGGGCGTGACCGCCATCGCCCTGCTATTCGCAATGCTGGCGCTGTCCGAAACGAAGCGCGAGCGCGACGCAGAGAAAGCCGCGCACGCTGAAACCATCGCCAACTACCGCCTGGCACAAGAGGCCGCCAAGGCCATTGCCGAGCGCCATCGCCGCGACCTCGAAGACCTATCCCGGAGAAACGCAGATGAAGCCGAAGACCGATACGCGGCGGGCATTGCCGACGCTCGCAGCCGCGCTGATGATTACATCGCTCGCAACCGGGTGCAGCAAGTCCAGTGCGCTGGAAGTGCGCCCAGCGGAGCCGCTACCGCCGCCAAAGGTGAGCGTGCCAGCGTTCCTGCGCCAATGTCCCCCGCGCCCGAGCTGGTCGGCGTCACCCCCGAAGACGTGCGAGCCTGCGCCGCAGCCGTCGAATACGGGGACCGAGCGCACGAGTGGGCGATGACGTTGAACAAGCCCTGATCGCTTGCCTGTCCACTCCGGTAGTGGTAGGAAGGTCGGGCGATGGATGCCGTAGGAAGCGTCGTTCCTTCGCGCTAGCGTTGAAGGGTGGGGCGCGTGTCGGGACGAGATGCGCCTCACCCCGCCGCAGCAACCCATTCCGCTATGACCGTAGGCGGTCAGCTATCCACCCTGCGGGCAAGCCCCGTAGGACGGCGGCCCGGATGCTTTCGAGGTCCGGGCCGTTTCCCCCGCACAGTCCGTATCAAGTCGGGCGGGTAGGGGTGGTTAGAGCGGCAAACACAGCGTCGATCATGCTGGCCGGGTCAAAGTCCGCATTGATCTGCCACAGCCCGGTTTCAGGGTCAGTGGCGAACATTCCAGCGCCAATCCCGACTTGCCTGTCCATCTCCGCCTCAATGGCGCGCTTCATCGCATAACGCTGTTCCGGTGAAGGAGAGGTGCGGGAGGGGGAGGCGGGCAGCAACTCGACGTTCATGCGATCCGCCAGGATCGCAGCGGCGTGCCACAGTGTTTCTGGCGGGAGCTTGTGCTGCTGGTCGCGTAGCCACATTTCGGCGGCTTGGATGCCGCGTTCATATTGCGTCCACCCGTCCGCCTCCCTCGGCACCATGACGAACTCACCCCCATCTACAGGCGGGGTGAGGGCGGCGAAGCGAAGCATGGCGCGGATAGCGGCGGCTTCCATGTAATCGCCAGTCCATCCTTCGCGGATACCCTTCGCGGTAATCGGACGGTTCATCCGCTCAACTTCATCCGCCAGCACCTCGCGAGCCAGCGCCTCCAGCTTATCACTCTCCATTGCCAGTCTCCATCGAGAGGGTGCGGATGGCGGATGCAATCTTGCGAGCCGCCCGCATTTGTTCCGAGCCGACGCCCGTTCCCGGCGCAAATGCCGACTCCGCCACCTTCACCGCCGCATCCTGGCATAACTTGAAGCCCCGCTGTTCGGCGGCTGCTAGGGCTTGGACGATGGGGTCGAAGTCACATTCCCCTGCCTCAATTTGAGCGATCAGCACCCGCTTATGGATGGTGCGGTCAAAGTCAGGCTCGACCGCGACATACGATGCCGCCGCTTCACGCGCGCTCTGCGTCACCACTACGGTATCTTGGGTCATTGGGGTTGGTCCTTGAGGTGGGCTTGCACTTGCCGGCCGATGTCGTTCAGTCGCCATTCGTTGGCGTCCTCGGGGCAATGCTTGTGGTCGATCAGTGCCGGGTCGATATTCCACCAAGCGCGCTTGGCAACGCTACGGCTTGGCACCGTCCCCCAGCTTCCGTCCGATGGCAGCGCCAGGATCATCGCTTTGCGCGCGGGCGTGAGTGACGCCGCCACCCGTTCGACTTCATCGGCCATCATGCGTCTCCCTGTGTGAGAAGGCGGGCGGCGGCGCGAAGATCCTCTGCGGTGAGGTTCATCGCGGCGGGCGCTTCCCAAATGTGGCCGCTATGGTTGTCATCCAGATCGTCAGCCGCCGTAGCGAATGGACGCAACGCATCCTCTAGTGCTGCGATACGGTCGGCGGCTTCGGTGGCGAGTTCTTCGGCGCGCGTCTTTGGCTCGTGCGGGAATGCACGCCCGCCCATGATCCGCAGCCGCTCTTTGAGGTCCAGATCACTCATCATCGGTTCCTTTGGTGGGTGGGGCATTTTCCGCGAGCCACGCTGCAAGCCTGAGGTAGTTCTCAACGTCGGGCGCCTTGCCGCGAGCGATCCGGCTGATCGTGGCTTTTGAGATACCAGTCGCGCGGGCGACATCTGATTGCGATATGCCGCGATACGCAGTGGCGACCCGAACGTCGCGAGCAAACGCCTCAGGAAAGAAAAGCTGCCCGCCCATCATTCGCCTCCAGTGTTAGGGGATTGGTTGGCGAGGGGTGACGGCCTGCCCAGTCTGCGTTGCAGGGCAAAGAACCATCCGCCATTGTGGACAAGCGTCCGGTGGTATCGGTCAAAGGGATCGAAGCGAACGCCGTTGACTTGCTCGAACAGACGGATCGTGCGCAGCCCATCTGTGCGCGAACTGGCGATGAACAATCCGCCTTTCGCCGCTTCATCGATCGCTGACAGCATCGCCTTGCGCCACCGCCTGCCCCGCTCAGACATTCCCGCCTCCATTAGATTGGCGCTTCCATGCGGCATCATAGGCACGCGCGTCGGCACAGGCGCAGACAGCCTTGGGCAGCTCGCATCACCCGCAATAGTGGTTGTGGCAGGTGTCAGGATGGCCCCGCAGTCGCGAGACCCCGCAGCAGGAGTGATAGCCCTGCGGATCATCAAGAACGCGCCGGTTGTCGCCCATGAAGCCCATCACTCTCCCCCATTGGATTTGAGGGCTTCGGCCATCACGGCTTGCAGCGCCGGGTTGGGCTTGGGCGGGTGGCAGATATGGCAGGGCCGCGAGCAAAGGCACGTTCCCTCGCCTTCGTCATAGGTGTCGCACTGCCAATCCCACGAACAGCCAGTGACATAGCCCTCGCCGCCGCAGTTCCAGCACTCGGACTCGTCGTAATCCCAGTAGGGATCGTCCTCACGCTCTCCATGTAGATCAGACGCCATTGACGCACCTCTCTGCGTTGGGGGTGGGTTCACGGATGTCGTCGAAGTTGCGATCCGCGCAGGGCTGGTCGTGCGGCCCTTTGGCGAACACGATCAGGTCGCCGTCAGCAATCTCGCGACGCGACCGGCGATCCCAACCGATATGAATGAAGTCCGGCGATCCGAACACGCGGCGCGCGCGGTGGTATTCGTCGCCGCGAAAGCCTACAAAGTGAACAGCCAT